TACGATATAATGGCGAATAGCCTATAAATAAAGGGACTTAGGAGATTTTCCTAAGTCCTTTTTCTTTTTGTGACATTAATATGACATTATTTTATCTAGTTTTTCGGCTAATTCATCTGATCTAGAAGGGTATAAATGACTGTAGATATTAAGAGTAGTTTCAACCCGTTCATGCCCTAATCTTTCAGAAATAAGTAATGGGTTAATACCCATATCAATTAATAAACTTGCATGTGAATGTCTAAAATCATGTATTCGTATCTTTTTTAGTCCAGCCTGTTCACTTTTCTTTTTGAGTTCCTTATAAAGAATAGCTTTTGTATATGGAAAGACACGGTCGGTCATTTTATAGCTATAAATTTTCTTAATATAATTACTTAAATCTTTAACTAGTAATTGTGGAATTGTTATTTCCCTATTACTTTTTGGTGTTTTAGGAGAAGTGAAGATAACCTTTCCACCTTTAAAATTGACGGTTTTGTTTATTCTAATGATTCCATTATCTAGATCGATATCATTGTATGTCAAAGCTAATAATTCTCCAATTCTAATACCGGTATAGTAAAGAGTTTGAAACATTGTATACTTTGTAATATCATCAACTAAAGCAATGAATTTAAAATATTCTTCTTTGGTCCAGAATGTTATTTTACTTCGCTTTCGTTTTCCCATAGTTCCAGCTAAATGACATGGATTTTCTTTTAAATTATAGAATTTCACAGCAAAGTTTAAAGTAGCAACAAGTAGGTTGTTCATACGTTTAAGGTATGCATCCGAATATCCTTGGGAAATCTGTTTATTTTGCCATACCCTTATATCAGCAGGAGTTATTAAATTAATTGGTTTATTGCCCAGATATGGAAGTATTCTATTGTTTAATAAATGTTTATGACCATCATAAGTTACTTCTTTTAATCTTGTTTTTATATCCATAAGATATAATTGAGCGAGAGAGTTTAAGGTCATATCAGGTTCTCCTTGCATTTGCAGTAAAAACTCACGTTCCCAATTTATAGCATCTTTTTTTAGTTTAAATCCACGCTTTCTTTTTTGCTTTTTTTGTCCTGTATAATCTGTGTAATATAAGTTTACATAATAAGTATTTCTAGTTTCATCTTTAAAAACAGCCATATTGTATCTCCTTTCTCCCCTAAAAAGGGTATAAAAATAACATCCAGCCTATGAACAGTAGTTCGGATTGACCAGATGCTCCTAAAAGTGATACAATATAACTTGTTCAGGGTGATATTGCATCACATTGGAGCTGGTCGTTAGTGGCTGGCTCTTTTTTATTTTAAATAATTATTTATTATGTGCAATTACATCAAGCATTGATAATACCTGTTGAGCTTCAGTTGTAGCTTGGAAATAATCTTTTGTTCCAACTTTGACAGCTTTAGTTACAATAGGAATGCAAATGCAAGGTGTCTTGAAATCATTTAAGGTTACTCTAATAATAAGAGATTCGATTTTTTTCTTCTGTTTTCTTTTTCCGGTAATGCCACCGGCAACTGCACCAGCACCCCCAAAGGCTAAACCACCTATTAATGCTTGGCCTACACCGCCACTTACTACAACAGAATCATCAGCTAAAAGCTCATAGCTTACCAGGTCATCAAAATTATACCAATTGTTAGCACCTGCTGAATTTACGCTACTGCTTATAATGCTTGACATACCAAATGTAGATACAGCTAAAGCACCTTTTAAAGCTTTTCCAACACCGCCACTTTTATGTTTAGGTATATATCCTTTAATTTGAAAAGTTCTATGTTGTTCGTCCACCTTAATTACATTAACTTTTGATGTGGCATGGTTTCTGTCATTCCAAGATGCTAAAGCTTTACCTGCGAAATCCTTTACTGTGTCGCTGATATTAGTTGTAGATTCTTCTGTTTCATCTTCTACAATAGAATCCTGCTCTACAAATCCATCAGAATCAGAAGCAACATTATTTGAATCTACTGAATATTCTGTAGGACAACCACATTCAGGACAAGCAGAGGCTCTGTCTGAAAATTCCTTTCCACATTCTACACATTTAATCATTGCCATACTTTTTCCCTCCTTAAAATTAATTGTATTGCATTATTACATTTACTGAATTAAATCCAAATTCAATAACATAATTCTTGTACCTTATGTAGCATCCATATTTATGCATATAAGCATTTATTGTGTCTGCAAGAAACTGCTCTGTAACACCAAGAAAAGTTGCTGTTTCGTATAAGTTAGTACAATGGTGTTCGAAAGCATTAATAAAACCTTGTAAATCTATCAATTTATTGTAACTCCAAATTCTTGCCTTATATTCTTGTTTTCTGTTTGAAATATTACTCATATCTAATATATCACCAGTGGAAGTGATGTGATGTGCTATTTCTTCAGCTAATACACACGCTTTTTGTGTGTTTGTAGGAATTGTGCTTCTAATTGCTACACGATTCCCCTTAATCCTTCCGTCGTGATATTCCAAAGGCTTTTCTTTCACGATTAGTCCTAGGTTATCACTTTCGATTAATAATTCTTCATATGTCATCCTTTAACCCTCTTTCGTTTTTGGACTAGAAGTTTTCGTCGTCCATAATGTCGTTTTCTGATGTATCAATTCCTTCTGGAATATCAATATCTGTTCTTTGATGTGCTGCATTAAGCAAATTATTATGTTTTAATGAAGCAAAAGCAGTATTTGATGTACCGTTTTTACCAAGCATATGTTCATATTCCTTATTGAGGATGGTTAAAATAAGTTCTTTACTGTGTTCGTCAAGTGTACGGTATTTTTTTATGATTTCAGTTTCTAATGGTGAGAAATCATCAGTGTTTGAATTAAGTAAATAATTTGGGGTTATATCAAGAACACCACATAAAAGTTCGATAGTGTCAGGATCTGGTTTATTTTTATCATTTTCCCAATCACTTATGGAGTTATGTTTCGCTCCAATCAGGTTAGCTAAATCCTTTTGAGTATAGCTTTTAGCTTTTCTAGATTCTCTTAATCTTTTTCCAAAAGTCATATTATACACCTCCTATCTGTTAATCGAAAGTATAACACTCTATTTCGATTATGTAAATAAAAAATTCGAAAATATCGAAAAAAATATATTGACAGTTCGAAAATATCGGTGTATTATACAGTTAGTTTCGAAAATATCGAAATAAGAAAGGAGGATATTGTAATTGGAAGTAGGAATAAAAATAAAAAGTTACTTAGAAGAAAAAGGAATTACACAAGCATTTGTTAGTAGGCAAACAGGTATAGAACTTCCAAAACTAAATTTAGCACTTAATGGAAAAAGAAGAATTACATTTGAAGAATATTCAATAATTTGTGGTGTATTGAATGTAAATACAGATTTTTTTCTTAAGCCACGTTTACCAAAACAAACAAAAAACTGTTAGGAGCTCCATTCCTAACAGTTAAATGCTAAATTTTTTAACCCTATGTACTTTGCAGGTTTTCACCACATCTAATGGAGCTAAATGCTTCTATCAAGGACTCCGTCACTTATGCAGTTTTAGTTCTGCGCAAAAATATAATAGCCCATTAGTTGACGGATTAAGAGGAGCATTAAGTACGGTGAAGCATTTTACGAGTGCCGTCTCTGTGTATTATACTCTAGCACCTGAGTAGTAACGCCGTACTAATTACTACATTTTACGCCAGTTTTAAATGCTTTGGCTAACCATTATTGCAACCTCAAATTAAGAGAACAGGGCAAAAACAAAAGTTTGGTCAAAAGATCAACTCCTTTCTTGCCCAAGTCAGGGTAAGAAAATTTTAACATTTTCTAAATAAAAATTCAAGTTTTCAAAATGAATGAAGAAAAAAGTGTTTCAAAAAGACACAAGAAAGGAAGAATTAATGAGGTATTCACTAAAAGAACTACGTGCTAGAAAAGGATTGAATCAGTCAGAAACTGCTAAAAAGCTGGGAGTTTCAACACAAACTTATAATGCTTGGGAAGCAGACTTTGGTATGGTTAAGATACGAAATGCTGTAAAATTAGCAAATTTATTTGGGGTAAAGGTTGATGAAATTTTTTTCAATATCGAACGTGAAAATAATTCAAGCAATGAGAAATAGGAGGTGATAGATATGCCTGAGAAGCAATTTATGGGAGCAAAGGATATTGCTCAAACAATGGAGTGTAGTCTTTCATTTGCATACAAGATAATTAAGCAGATGAATGCAGAATTGAAAGAGAAAGGCTACATTACAATGTCAGGCAAGGTTCCAACTAAATATTTTAATGAAAGATTTTATTCATAGAAGGGAGTGATTAAATTGATTGGAGCAATTAACAGCTACCGGGATTTGCGTGATATATGCAGGAAGTATTCAGGTAGTTGCAGGAACTGTCCTTTGGGAAAAGAAGAGGACATTATGGACACACATTGTCCAAGATTGACTGAACCAAGAAGTTGGTCGAATGAAAAAATAACTGATATGGTTGGAAAGATTGGAGGAGCAAAATGATAGTTGCAAAGGGATGCAGTGTAGAAATGAAAGGACCAATGTTTTTATTATTTACAGAAACAGGAATGGTTTTAAAAGCTGCAAAAGAAAATCTGATTGAAGAACATGGGGAAAAATTAGGAAATAGGCTTTTTAAGGGATTAATTGAAATTGCTATGAAAAGCGAAGAACAAATAGAAAGCGAAGATAAAAAAATTAATGAAAAAATTTCAGAAGAAGAACGTAATTTGTTAGATGACCTAATGGAAATAATATGTATGGAATTATAAGGAGCAAAAGATGGAACAAGACACAAGACTTGAAGTAAGAGAAGTAAAAGAAACCAAAAAAGAAGAGCCTGAATATACACCACTACATTCAAGCTCTCACAAAAACAATACACCTAAAGATTACCACGTTTTACAGGAAAAGTACAGAGTTGCAAACAGATACAAGAATCTGATAATTGGTATCGTTGTTGTAATTGTAATGTGGTACAACAATTGGATTTGTGTTGACAGTATTCCAATGAAGCTGTTGTATTCAGCAGGAATGGTGTTAGCAACAAGCCTACTGTGTGGAGCAGTGGACGAGATTTTGATGGAGGAATAGGCAATAGTTACCAGAAAGAGTTTTCCGACCAAGGAATTATGGTTGGAAGCAAGAAAAGGCAAAATAGGTGGTTCTGATGCAGCAGCAGTGTTAGGTCTTAATCCGTACAAAACAAATGAAGAGCTTTGGAAAGAAATGGTAGGAATTAAAGAACCTATTGATATTTCGGACAAGCCTTATGTTATCTACGGAACAAAGGCAGAAGAACATATAAGAGCAATATTTGCATTAGACCACCCGGAATATAAAGTTGAATACTTTGGTGACAATATGCTTCTCAATGATAAATATCCGTTTGCTCATGCATCACTTGATGGAGAATTAACAGAAATTGAAACTGGACGAAAAGGTATATTTGAATGTAAGACCAGCGAGTTGTTCGGTTCAATGCACAAGGAAAAATGGGATGGTGAACACATTCCTGATAACTATTACATACAGGTGCTGCATTACCTGATGGTAACAGAATATGAGTTTGTGGAGTTAAGAGCACAGATTAAAAGTGTTTGGAACCAAAGAATAAGACTTATCACAAAGGATTATCACATTGAAAGAGAAGATGTGACAGAAGATATAGAAATACTAAAAAAGGAAGAATATGAGTTTATCAAATCAGTTAAGCAGAGAAAACAACCGGCTCTGATTCTTCCGGAGATTTAATGGAGGAAACAAATGGAATTAGAAATTTACAACCCAACTAAAGAAAATACAGTTAAACAGATTGACTGGAACTTTGAAGAATTAAAGAAAGAAATAACAGAAAAGGCAGAAATGTATGGTTCTTTGGTGTATACAGATGAAAACATCAAGGAAGCAAAAGCGGACAGAGCAAAATTAAACAAGTTCATTAAGGTTTTAGAAGATAAGCGAAAAGACGTTAAGAAGATGATGCTTGAACCTTATACACAGTTTGAAAGTCAGGTTAAGGAACTAGTATCGATCATTGGTGAAGCAAATGACAATATTGCTTCTCAGGTAAAAGTCTACACCGAAAAGTTGAGAGAAGAAAAACGTGAAAAGGTAAAAGAAATCTATGATAAGGCAATGTCTGTTGAAGGAGCAGAGGGCATTGCAGAGATTTTAACGTTTGACAGAGTATCCAAGGAAAGCTTTTTAAACAGCTCAACAACTTTTAAATCTATTGTAAACGAAATTGAAGATTTAAGAGACAGAGTGAGACATGATCTTGAAGTAATTAATGCTGATACCGGAGAATACCAGTTTGAAATGAAGCAGGCATACCTTAAGAATCTGGATATGACTGAAGCTATATCAGTTAAGCAGCAGTTTGAAGAAAACGCAAGAAAGAAAGCTGAATATGAAGCAAAGCGTGAGGCTGAAATGGAAGAGCGAAAAGCCAGAGAAGAAGCAGAAGCACAGAAAGTTGTTCAGGCAGGTAAGCAGGTAGTAGTGGAACAGCAACCGGAAGAAACACAGCAGGAGGTTGAAGCTACAAAGATAGTTGAAGCAACAGTTACAGAGGAGAGAAAATTTACAGTTTCTTTTAAAGTTTATGGCACACAGAAACAGCTTAGAGAGCTTAAGGAATTTTTAACAAGCAACAATATAGAATATGGTCCAATACAGTAGGAGGAAATGAAAATGGCAGTATCAAACAGTTTAGCAAAGAGAAGTAAGGAAACAAGTTTTACAGCATATCTTAAGAATGATGCAGTAAAGAATCAGATTAATGGTGTAATAGGTGGAAAGAACGGTCAACGTTTCATCAGTTCAATAGTAAGTGCGGTTGGTAATAACCCAACATTGCAGGAGTGTGAGAACTCTTCAATAGTAAGTGCTGCACTTTTAGGTGAGAGTTTAAATCTTTCACCAAGTCCACAGTTAGGTCAGTATTACATGGTTCCGTTTAAGGATAACAAGGCAGGCATTAAGGTGGCACAGTTTCAGTTAGGCTACAAAGGTTATATTCAGTTAGCCATCAGATCAGGACAGTATAAGAAATTAAATGTGTTAGCCATTAAGAAAGGCGAATTAATCAGATTCGACCCACTTAATGAAGACATAGAAGTAAATCTCATTGCAGATGAAAATGAGAGAGAAAAGGCAGAAACAATTGGCTATTATGCAATGTTTGAATATACAAACGGATTTAAGAAAGCCATGTACTGGTCAAAGGAAAAGATGAAAGCTCATGCAATTAAGTATTCACAAGGTTATGCAGCAGATATAAAGAAAGGAACAAAGTGGACTTTCTGGAGTAAGGACTTTGATGGAATGGCATATAAGACAATGCTTAGACAGATTATCAGCAAGTGGGGAATTATGAGCATTGACATGCAAAAAGCTATTGACAGTGACATGGCAGTCATTAATGAAGATGGAACAAGAACATACGTGGATAACGAGCCGGTTGAACAGCAGGAATATGAAGAAGTCAGTGTTTCAGAAGAAAACCAGGAAATTGTGCAGGAACAGACACGGAGCAGTAACGTAACAGTTGAAACACCAACTGATAACACAACAACAAATAACATAGAAGAAAAGGATGTACAGTCAGCATTTTTTAATTTTTAGTAACAGGCAACAGTCAGGAATAGGAAAAATATTTTAATCACGAAATAAGCCTGCTGAATTTACAGCAGGCAGGAAAGGAGGTTGGTTAATTGAAAGAAAGTATAAAGATAGTTGACTACATTCCTTCTGGTAAAGAAAATGCCATATCAAGGCAACAGTTGGAAAGAGTAACCGGATTAAGTGATAGAGACGTAAGAGAAGCAATATCGTTGGCAAGAAGAAATACGGTTATATTGAATCTTTCAAACGGAAAAGGATACTTCCAACCAATTCAGGGAGAAGAAGATGATTTGGTAGTGAAGTATTTTAAGCAGGAAGACAGCAGACTAAAAAGAATTGGCTGGTCCTTGCTGGCAACACGAAGAAGGGTAAAGGAGATACAGAATGGAAATGCAGTTTAAGGTTCCGGGCCCACCAAAGGGAAAGGCAAGGGCGAGAACATTTTATAATCCAAAACTTGGGAGAATGCAGAGCATTACTCCCGAGGGAACTGTTCTCTATGAAAACCTGATAAAAACAAGTTATGTTCAGCAGGCAAAAGAGAACAGGTTTGAAGGGTATTTTAATAAAGAGCCTATTCACATGTACATTGAGGCAGTTTTCGAAATACCCAAAAGTACAAGCAAGAAAAGACGTTTGTTAATGGAAGCAAGAGAAGAACTTCCATGTAAGAAACCAGATGTGGATAATATAGCAAAGGTTATATGTGACGCATTAAATAAAGTAGCTTATGGAGACGATACACAGATTTGTGAACTGGAAGTACATAAAAGGTACACAGAGCAGAATGAAGAAGCTGGTGTGTTGGTAGGCATAGAGAATATAAAGTAGAAAGAAGCTAAAGAGTAATTTAGGAGGTAGCAACATTATGAAACACATTAATATGGAAGAGTTTGCAAATGGAGCTTTTACTGTTCAGATGAACAGGGCAATGGAAAAGGTAATGAAGAATATTCAGGATCCAAACACGGATGCAAAAGCACCAAGAAAGATAACAGTAACCGTGGCATTTAAGCCAAACGAAACACGAAACTTCATAACAACAGGTGTTGTAACAAAAACATCACTTGCACCGGAACTTGGAGCTGTTACAGCAATGACTTGTGGTACAGACCTTGCAACAGGAAAGGTTGAAGCAATGGAAATTGGCAAGGAAATTCCCGGACAATTAAGTTTTGCAGATGAGGTGGTTGAACAGGAAGTTGATGAGGAAACAGGAGAAATTATTAACACTAGCAAAATCGTTGATTTAAGAAAGGCAAGAGAAGCATAGGAGGTACAGATTAATGATTAGAAAAGCATTAGAACTTATTACAGAATTAAAAGAAGAAGCTATGGAACCAAAGATTGTTGAAATTGATGGGAAAACATATTGCAATAAGAATTTGACCAGATATGACAAAGAATCAATGGCCAGTGAAATCACAGTATCCACACTTACTGCATTAGTTGATTACATAAAGGGTTGTTCAGAGGAACTTAAAAAGAAGATGATTATCCATATTCAGTCACCATCAAGAATTAGTTTGATTTCGGGATTGAATGCTGAAAGAAATAGAGAATTACTTATGGAAGTGGAAGCTGATTTGCCACATTTTGTAGCAAACAGGTGGGTAGAACAGGAAAAATTCATATTGGAACTTCAGTCAAAATTTGTGACAACACCAGACCTTGAAGCAATTATGCAGGTGGCTGGCAATATTGAAGCAAAGACTACAGCTAATTATGGTGATGATGGTGTAACGCAGAAAACTACGATTACTCAGGGCGTAGCTAGTAAAACTGATGTTATAGTCCCTAATCCGGTACAGTTGATTCCATACAGAACATTCCTTGAAATTGAACAGCCGTCATCTAATTTTGTATTTAGAATTGATGGTTCAGGTAGTGTGCCTGAATTTACGTTAATTGAGGCAGATGGTGGCTTATGGATTAATCAGTCTAAGGAAAGAATTAAGGAATACCTTGTTGGAGAACTTCAAGACATAAGTAATGACATTGTAATTATAGCTTAATTAAAAGTGCAGTCTTATTGCGAACGGTAAGGCTGCACAACAATAGGAGAAAATATGGCAAGACCAATAAAAAAAGGTTTGGAATACTTTCCATTTGATGTTGGTTTTTTCTCAGATAAAAAGGTGAAAATCTTGAAAAGCAGATATGGAGCAGATGGCATAGTTATATACCAATATCTGCTTTGCGAGATTTACAAGGAGAATGGTTACTTTCTAATTGTTGATGAAGATTTTGAATACATTATTTCAGATGATTTAAACATGGAAAGCAACAAGGTGAAGCAGGTATTAAACTTCTTATTGGAACGGTCACTGTTTGATAGCAAACTTTTTCAGTCGGACAAGGTTCTTACCTCTGCCGGAATACAAAAAAGGTATCAGGAAGCTGTAAAGACAAGAGCAAGTAAGAAAGCAATAATTGTTGGTAAATACTGGCTCTTAAAAGAAGAAGAAACAGCATCCTATATTAAAGTTACCCTTTTTGAAGATAAATCCGAGAATAATTGTGGTAAATCCGAGATTAATTCAAGTTTATCTGTAGAGAAAATACATAAAGAAAAGGAAAGTAAAGTAAATAAAAGTAAAGAAAAGAAAAGCAGTGGCTTTTTTTCTGATGAAAAATTAAATGAATTATTCGAGCAATATCTGATAATGCGTGAGAAGAAAGGAAAACCGGTGGTTGGCTATCAGTTAAAGATTTTAATTGACCGCTTAAATCAGGTGGCAGTAAACACAAAAGAGAAGATAGAAGTTGTTAGTAATGCAATAGCAGGAGATTGGAACACATTTTATCCGATTAAACGTAACACAAAGAAAAACACCTTTGCTGCATTTGAGAAACGTGAATATGATCATGATGCATTGGAAAAGCAGGCACTGTTAAATAACCGGAAGATGTTTGACGATATGAAGAAAGGAAAAACTAATGAACAGATTTAATTCTAACGTGGTTGTAGAGATAAATAATAGAATTGCAGAACTGGACCGACAGGAGTTTATGATTCAAATGGCAGATTTTTTATCATACGAAGACAAAGAACAGTTGAGAGCAATCGCAAGGGAAAGAGCAGAGCTGGAACTAAAAAGAAAACAGTTAGGCAACTAGCCAGCAGGAGGAACAGCGTTAGTGAGAAATACGGAAAAAGCATTTGGACACATATTAACGCATGAAGAAGATTTATTCGTTAATTTTGGAAGACCGAGAAGTTATGCTGTGAAAGCATTCAGGTCTAAACCATATGCAAATGAATTAAAAGTTGGAGGAAAGAAAAATGGCAAAAATATCAAAAGAGGAGCAGGCGAGACGTGAAGGAATGGCTTATGCTTTAAGGCTTGCCAAGGAAAAGGGAATAGATGCATTGGAAGAAGATTTGAAGATGCGTAATGCGATAGATCTACCTTTAAGGGTATCTAAGGCAGATTTAGATAAATTCAGTGACAATGTTAAATATAACACAATCTTATACATAAAAATTCTTATGGCTGTAACAATGCATGATGAATTTGGTTTTGGTAACAAAAGAATAAAGCAGATGTTTAAAAGATTTGACCTGAAAGCAGAATGTATTGCAGAGGATTACAGCAATTGGGAAGAGCAGGTAAAAATAATTGCAGAAGAATGTGGAATTGACATGGAGACTGAAAGAAGAGACTTGAGAACAGTAATTAAATAAAAAAATCGAAAGGAGAAAGAGTTGTGCGCACATAAAAGAATTCTTACTCCTGGAAGAAATGGAAGGACAATTTGAATTTTTAATAGAGAAAAATGAATATGTAACAAAAGATGCTCCTGATTTTGTAAAGAATGCATGGAAGAAAGCAAAGCAAGACAAAAAAAGAGAATTTACGGAGAAGCAGAATCTTGCATATGAGGACAAGTTATCAAGACAAAAAGGTATAGCATGGGAGTTTTATGATGAAATGCATGAACGTGGACTTAATGCTCATGTATCTGTTGGTGGTTTAGATAGTATTACGCTATACATATGGCTTAAAAGCATAGGAATAAATGTACCGGGAATATCTGTATCGGGAGTTGAAGATAAAAGTATTCAAAAAGTACACAAAGCATTAGGTATAGAAATTGTTAAATCATACAAGACAAAGGTTGATGTATTAAACAATATTGGTTTTCCAGTAATAAGTAAGCGTATTGCAGGAAAAATACAGTTACTTCAAAATCCTACAGATAAGAATAAGACTGTGAGACATGCAATTATAACAGGAGAATGTGGAGAGTTAGGACATTTTGCAAAGAATAGCAGAATGAAATTGCCACAAAAATGGTTGAATTTATTTGGTGGTTACGAAAATGAGAATGAAGGTGTTAATTATAACAAACCTGATTTTAAAGTATCAAACGATTGCTGCTATTACCTAAAGGAAAAGCCTTGTGATGATTGGGCAAAAGAGCATAATTCACATGCATATCTTGGAATGATGGCATCAGAAGGTGGTCAGAGAGAAGAAGCTCTTGTGGAACATGGATGTAATTACTATGGCAAGACAACCATCAGATCAGCACCATTTGCAATCTTTTTAAGGCAAGACATATTGAAGTTAGCCTTAGAAATGAATCAATGGTATTTAGAGCATATAGACATTTTTGAACAATTATATATGCAACAACCTTATAGCAGAAATAAGGAAGGAAAGATAATTCCATATGAACCACTTAAAACAATCATTCCAGAAATATATGGTGTGATTGAAAAAGAACCAGATGGAACACTAAGAACAACAAAAGCTCAAAGAACCGGATGCTCAATGTGTGGATTTGGAATACATCTTGAAAAAAGACCACACAGATTCGATAGATTGAGAGAAGAAAATCCTAAAGAATGGGAGTTTTGGATGTACAAATGTTGCAAAGATAAAGCTACAGGAGAAAAATACGGATGGGGCAAAGTTTTGGATTATATAGGAGTTGAATGGGAAGATATTCCAGCAAAGCAGATGACAATAGAGGATTTAAAAAAATGTTAAGAAATGTTAAGGAGTGAGAGGAATGACAAGTGTACCATTTGGGGACAGCCAATGGGTAACAAGTATGCGGAAGTTACATACAACAGAGACAAGGATGAAATGTATGTTGATATTTATCAGAAGATTATCAACATCAAGATTTCATCTGATGAGTTTAATTTCGAAGCATAAAGGAGAATATGCATATACATATAAGATATTACACTAGATTCAGCTAATAATTTTAAAAATAGGAGGATATTATATTATGCTTAATATTGAATATTACAAAGATGAATTAAAGGAAATAATAATTAGACACATAGGTATCGATTCAATAACGGGAAAGCCGAAAATGTGTGATGAGCTTTTCTGTTTAGATTGTGTGTTCAAGGACCAAGACGCTTGTAGTCCTAAAAAGGTAGAGCAGTGGCTACAATCTGAACACGTTGAACAGGTCGATTGGAGCAAGGTTGAGGTTGATACACCAATTCTGGTTAGAGATTATGAAAGCAGTGAATGGACTAAAAGATATTTTGCTAAATTTGAAGACGGGAAAGTCTATGCGTGGAAGTATGGAGCTACATCTTGGACAGCAAATAATGAATATGCTGTAAGGTCTTGGAAATACGCAAAACTAGCAGAAAGTGAGGAATAGATATGGATGATTTATTACTAATTTTAATTGATGCTTTTAAGAGAGAGTTTGGTGAAGATGAAAAAATCAATGATGGTGACACAGTAGTTTTCGAACTAAATGACTGCACAGTTATATTGTCCCTTGAAGATGCGTCATTAAAAACGGAAGTTATAGGTGATAAACCCATAAGAGTAAATTATACAACAGGTTATTTTGAATAAGTCAAATAAGAAAGGACAGGAAGATGAATAATTTAGGATTTATTAGTAAAAAGAAAGTAGCAAGAGAAATAGCAAAAATATATAACACAAAAGGACATAGTGTACTCGACAGTGAAGCATGTTCTATATTGAATCTTTTGTGCTACAGATTAAAGATTAAACCTATGCATAGAAATAAATTAGATGGTGGAACAGGTGAAATGCTGAAAGGAGAGTGATTAGAATGCGATTAATAGATGCAGATAAGTTAATTGAAGTATTACACGAATCGCTAGAAGGTGATTGTGATTTAAGAAAAGATTATGAATTTATGGGAATTGATGAATTTATTGAAAATCAACCGACAGCCTATGACGTGGATAAGGTCATAGCACAGTTAGACGAAAAAATAGCAAGATTAGATAGTCGTCAACAAATATGTTACGAAGTAGGAGATTTTAAAACAGGCGATAAAATGGCAGACAAGATGGCTGCATTTATAGAAAGTAAAAATATAGTGAAGAGAGAGGTAAAAAAGTGACACACAAATTAAAAATACTAAAACAATTCGCAGATGAAATAATCATTGGGAATAAAAATTTCGAGATAAGAAAAAACGATAGAGGTTATCAGAAAGGTGACCTTATCAGGTTTGAAGTTGCTGATGAATATGGAAACAGACTAGATGGAAGAAGGTACACAAAACACCCTTTACACGATAAGTTATATGAGATTACATATGTGCTTAGTGGATGGGGCTTAGAAAAAGATTATGTTGTGCTTGCAATTAGACTGAAAGAGAAGGCAGGTGATTAGATGGCGTGCATATTCGGAATTGAAGCACCTTGTGATGAGTGCAGAATGTGCGAGAGTGTACAAGCTGGAGACAGCGAAGAAGAATAAAAGCGACAGAACATTGACAATTGAATATTGGTAGTTGGAATGATATAATTATGTCAATAAATATTTAGGATAGGAGGATAAGATATGAATATTGAAGAATTAAACAAAAAATATGGGGAATTATCCCAAAGAGTAGAGCAATTAGAATTTAGAGAAAAATTAATATTAGATAATTCTGAAGTTAGTAGAATTTTTCTAGAATACAACATAACTAGAGATGAATATTTACAAATTCAAGATGTGATGGAAGATATGCGTAATAAAATTGAAAATGGTATATCTGTTTCAAGTGCAGAATACGAGACATCAATTCAAGATATATTTGGAGGATTTATAGCGGCTAGTCATAGAAATCCAGCCATTGAATATCATTTTTGCGAATTTATAGCAAAGGCATTTTGGGAAGAAGGATGCTGGAAGGAAGTTTTTCCAGCATTATATGGTAATGATATCAAATATAAGCATCTCTTTGAGAATGAAGATTAATGAATAGTTCTATAGTTAGAAAACAGACCAACTACCAATATTCGGTGGTTGGTTTTTTTATGCCCGGAAGGAGAGTGAGCAGTGATAATAGCATACATACTTTTGTTAATAAATGCAGTATTTCTAGGATATTGCATGTATAAATTAGGACAGGAAGAGTACAAAGAGGAGGAAAAGAAAAACAGTGGAAATGACAGCAAAGGAGTATCTTAATCAGGTAAGAAATCTTGAATCAAAAATGAAGATGCTTAAAGAAGAGATAGACACATTGAGAGAAATGGTGGTAAGTACCGGTGCAGTTCAGCAGCAAGAGAGAGTAATGTCTTCTGGAGCACAGGACAAGATGGCTGAGACAATATGCAAGATAAACGAAAAGGAAGATAATTGGAACAATCTTATGCGTGAATTTGCTTTAGCTAGAGCAGAGGTAATTATTAGCATACAGAAGTTAAACAACACTGACTATGAGCAGATACTGTACAAGCGGTATTGCCAGAGCAAGAAGTGGGAAGAGATAGCAATGGAAATGAACTATAGTTATAGATGGATTCTAAAGTTACATGGCAGAGCTTTGGAAGAGTTTAGAAAAATTAACAAATTAGCATAGTTCACAATAGGACATATTAGTTCACATTACATAATGCTATAATGGTATTGTGTTAAGAATGGTTGATGTTTTAATTTTTTCATTCCCCCATAAGATAATTAGTATAGTTCGGAAAAGGCACCTTATGGTGTCTTTTTTCGTGTTCAAAAATAAATGCGTAAGTAGAAAGGAGTGGTTGTAGTGACAATTAAAGAACAGAAATTTTGTGATGAACTTTTATCAGATACTGAATTTAATAAAACATTGGCTTATAAGAAAGCTTATCCAAGTGTTAAGAATGATAATGTTGCGGCTGCAGCTGCTTCAAGACTTATGAATAAGCCGGAGATTAAAGAGTACATAGAAAAGCAATTGGCTGAATTGCATAATGAAAGAACAGCAGATGCTCAGGAAGTGCTTGAATATTTAACGTCAGTGCTTAGAGGGGAAAGTTCTTCAAGTGAGTTAGTAGTTGAGGGAATAGGAGATGGATGCAGTGAAGCAAGAACAATTGAAAAGCCACCATCAGAGAAAGAGAGATTAAAAGCAGCCGAACTTCTTGGCAAGAGATATGGTTTATATACAGACAAAGTAGATGTAAACAATGAGGCAGAGGAAAAGAAAGCTGAAAAATTGGATAACATAGCCAGCATATTGGAACAGATTAAGCCTGTAAGAGAGGGTGATTAGTATTGTTACAATTATCACCTAAATTTAAAGAGTTTATCTTAACGGAAACCAAGCGAGATTTCCTTGAGGGAACTACTGCAGCAGGAAAAACTACAGTAGGTATATTTAAGTTTATGCTTATGGTAGCAAAGAGTGATATTAAGTATCATGTTATTGCCGGAGCAGACCTTGGTACAGTTGAAAAGAATGTAATCAACAATGAAAGAGGACTTTTAGACCAGTTTGATGGTCTAGCTGAATATTATCCTAAAGGTCAAGGCAGAATTGGTCTATCACACATTAAGTATCAGACACCAAATGGTGAAAAGATAATATATGTCTGTGGTTATGATAATAAAGCACGTTGGAAAAAGGTATTAGGTTCACAGCAAGGTTGTGTGTACATTGATGAAGTTAATACTGCTGATATGGAGTTTTTAAGAGAAATCTCACATAGATGCAAGTATATGATGACTACGTCAAATCCTGATAGTCCGGACTTGCTTGTATATAAAGAGTTTATCAACCACAGTAGACCTTTGAAGAAATATGTCAAAGATTATCCGGAAGAACTGCTGGCAGAACTAAATGAGCCTGAAAAAGTTGGTTGGGTTCATTGGTATTTTACTTTTTATGATAATGCCAGTTTAACAGAGCAGGATATTCAGGACAAAATAGATGCAGTTCCTGTGGGAACTAAGATGTACAAAAACAAGATATTAGGTCTTAGAGGAAAGGCAACAGGTCTTGTATTTAGTATATTTGATAGAAAACATCATCTAATTACAGTTTCTGATGCAAAAGTATTTGTTAGAAACAGGGCTGATAAGAAACAGACCGAATGGTTTGAAATATATACAAGTGGATTAGATACTGCTTACTCAACAAAAAGCCCTGATACCATTTCAATGAGTTTTGCAGGAATTACCAACAAAGGAAGATACATTCTTTTAGATGAAAGAGTTTACAACAATGCTGAAATAGGCACTCTTGTAGCTCCATCTGATACTGCAAATAACTATTATGATTTCTTAGAAAGAAACAGAAAAGAATGGGGGATTGCAAAGCACGTATTTGTTGATTCAGCAGATGCGGCAACTATTACAGAGTTAAACAAATTTAAGAGAGAACATGCGCAGTGCTTATATGTATTTAATCCTGCATATAAAGCTGTGAAAATTATAGACAGAATTATATTACAGCTTGGTTGGATGAACTTTAAAGATGATAAAGACATTCAGCCAAGTTTTTATATTGTAGAGACTTGTAGGGAATACATAAAAGAGTTAGAGAAGTATTCTTGGTTAGAAGAAAAGGACCAGGAACCGGAAGATGGAAATGATCATATGGTCAATTCTGTTCAGTACAGCTGGATTCCATACAGAAAGAAAATAGGAGTTAAAAAAGAATGAGGTTAATGGATAAAATGAGAGATGGAATAAGACATTTTTTGAAAATACAAGATGCTCCAAAACAGACCTTTAGTATTAGAGAATTATTAGATCATGATGGAAACTGTGTAAAGAATATCATTTGGTATCGTGGTGAAAGTTATGAATTAACACAGTTTTATCAGAATATTCCCGGTGGTGATGATGGTGTGAAGTTTTGGGCTGCAAAGTCAACTGTTGGTAGAGAAATAAGAAAAATTCATACAGGTTTACCTGGAATAATTGTTGATAGACTTACAGACATAGTTATCAATGATTTTAGCCAGATTTCTTTTAATAAGGAATCAGATAAAAGAGAATGGAATGATATTTCCAAGGATAACAATTTCAAAGAAATATTGAAAGATGCAGTAACTAAAATGCTTATTCTTGGTGATGGTGCTTTTAAATTATCTTTAGATGAAAGTATAAGCATGTATCCTATTATTGAGTTTTATGGAGCAGATAAGGTTGATTATGTGTATAACAGGGGAAGAATACAGGAAGTTGTATTTATAACAGAATATACACATAACGAAACAGTGTATGTGTTAAAGGAACATTATGGATATGGTTACATCAGATACAAACTTTACAGAGAAACAGACAATATCGAAGTGCCACTAAATACTATCCCGATTTTAAGTAATTTAGTAGACATGGGATTTGATAAATCCCTGATAATGGCACATCCGATTAAGTATGGTAAAAGTCCAAAATGGGAAGGTAGAGGACAGTCAATATTTGATAAAAAGACAGATGATTTTGATGCGCTTGATGAAGCATGGAGTCAATGGATGGATGCATTAAGAAAAGGCAGAAGCAAGGAGTGGATTCCTGAATCATTACTTCCAAGAAATCCTGATACTGGAGCAATAATTAAGTCCAACGCATTTGATAATTCTTACATAATAAAGGGTGATGATATGTCAGAGAACTCTCAAAATAAAATTGAAGTTACTCAGCCTGCCATTCCACACGATTCATACCTTGCAACATATATTACAGCTTTGGATTTATGTTTGCAGGGGCTTATCAGTCCAAGCACATTAGGAATTGATGTAAAGAAGTTGGATAATGCAGATGCACAGCGAGAAAAAGAGAAAACAACTCTTTATACAAGAGGAAATGTAGTTGATATATTGCAGGACCAAATACCTTTATTTATTCAAAAGGTGTTTGATGTTGTTAGTATCAGTCAGAACAATATGCCAACAGAGATTAAATGTACAATAGATTTCAGCGAATATGCTAATCCATCATTTGAAAGTCAGGTTGAAACAGTTGGAAAAGCAAAAACACAAGGAATTATGAGCGTTGAAGCTTCTGTTGATGAATTGTATGGAGATACAAAGGACGAAGAATGGAAAAAGGAAGAAGTAGCAAGATTAAAAGCAGAGCAGGGAATCACAGACGAGGAAGAACCGGCTTTAAAGTTGGAAGGAGAAATGATTAATGAAGGTAATAGTGGGGAAGAAAGTTTATCAGATGTCGAAGAACAAGGCAATGAACCTACTTAGATTAGCAAGCGAGCAGGTGCCAAGAGGTATATATGCTTTGGAAAAAGACAAAGTGATTGAAATGCGTAATGACAAATGTAGTTCAGTTTCACAAGTAAAGAAGTTGAAAAGACAGTTTAAAAAGGCTGGATTTAGAGTATATGCTAATGGAGTTGATTAGAAATGCCAAAAGATTATGATGTAGAGGAAGCTTTTAGAGCAATAGAAAATGAACTACTTAATTCTATGATGAAAAACTTATCTCATCATAGAGCAGAAGAAACAAAGGAAG